TGAACCTGCTTTCGGGTCTGTTGCAATTTCCATATAACTACGGGAAGGAACAGTACCATCTTTATTTAAAAGTGTACGATTTTTTGACATAACTTTAATCCTTGTTGCCCATTGCTTTGCGACCACGGCAGGATGACATTTTCTTCACACCGCCCTTGGGGGTGCCATATGCGTAGCCACGAACCTTGCCACCCTTGGCTACTTGCTGTCCTTTAGGTTTTGGCTTTGGTTTAGGGATGGGAACAGAACCAGGCCGTGTTTCATCCCTTCTACTAATTTCATTCATGCGAATCATAGCTTCTGCACGTTGTTCCTTTGTGATGTCGTCTCTTTTTAGGAACGTATCTAATTCCACAATATTCATTTTACTTATATCAGCCATCTGTACTTGTCTCCGCTGTTGATGTGGCCTTGCGTCCACGATGTATCCGTGCCTGTTCCACCATTTTACTTAGTTTTTTTGAAAATTTAGTTCCCGTCATTCCTTTTGGAACACGGATAGCGTCACCACGACGCATAGCTTCTTTGATAGCTTCCTCATTAGATAGCCTGCTCAATCCTTCTTTTTCACGACGAATAGTTGGAGCAACATATTCTACACCATCCTGTTCAAAGCTAACGGTTCGCATAGTTTCGTTAGCGTAGGTCGTTGGTGTAGTGGGGTCCATTGCCCGACGGAGCCAAATAGGTCGTTCAGCCATCTATCACTACCTCTTTCTTGGGTGGCAACAGAACAACCCCGTGGATTGCCTGTACGTTGTGGTTCATTGTTTCTTGTTTGGCTATACCTACGCGATTCAGGATTGATTCTGCGGCTTTCATGCGTAGTTCGTCCCCGCGTTCGATATCCACGGCTGTCACAAGGCTTGCCAGCTTGTTCGCGGCTGACAGGGAGTGGCCTGCTAACATGACTTTAGTGCGTTCGATGATTTCATCGGCTAAACGTTCCTTGAGCCACGTAACTGACTTGGGGGAATAGCCTACGAGTTCGGCAGCAACGGTCATATTGCCGTTGTTTTCGAACAAGGCGTCGAGGAACTGCTCTTGCTTTTCAGTTAGGGCAGCTTTTTTATTCGTTTGGGGTAGTAAGTTCATGGGGATTTAAGATGGTACGCCCTTTGGGGTGGTACACTTCCACTTTATGTTTAGTTCGAACAGGTTTACACTCGTGGCGAACTCCGCCATTTCGTCAACACGACGAATACAGTCAGGTTTACTGGCGTAGGGACCTCTTGTATCGCTCAACTCAACACATTCTTCGGGTGCTGCAGCTAAACATATTAGTAGGACAGCTTCGAACATGGTGTTCTCCCGCGAACATGTGGCACACCCCTGTATTATGGGGGGTTTTGGAACCGCTGTCAACCCTGTTTTCTACATGGTTTACCTAAAAATAACAAAAAAAGTAAAAAGGGGGTTGACAAATCGGAAAAATGACGCTACCATAGGACCAAGTCCTGCCGGGGTAAACCCTATATCCCTCCAAGCCCCCCAAAGGTTCGCAAAGTTACCCCTGTTGGTTCGCCCAGCGGGGGTTTTTTCGTTGGGGACCCCGGTTCCCCCCAGAGGTTCGCAAATAGCCCATATCGATAACCTTAAAAGTAGAAAAAATATGTCGAGTTTGCATAGCAAATGCAGGGGGGGTGGGGTGACCCTTGCGTGCCCGCGCACGAGCCATATTTTTATCTTGTTTGTCACCTCGCCGAAACCCTAGGGCATACCACCGGCAACCAAACCCCGCGAACACACATGAAACCCCGCAATAAACCCGCGCCCGCCCGCGCCCGTGTAGTTGATTTGTCATGCCGGTTTGCTGTGGGGTGGCCTTTTGGTTTAGGGAATATATACAACCCACACCGCACAAGCCCCAAGGATTACCAAGGGATTACCGCCGGTTATCCCCCTTTAATATAACCGGCAATAAAAAACCCCCCCGCCGACTAGGGCAAGGGGGGCAAGGCTGGGGCGGGCAAGGGAGGAAACAACCCCGCCCCAAAGGTTCGCAAAGTTACGAGGCGATACGGTAAAGCTTCATGTATCTGCCCGCCTGACGGCTGCCAAGGTCGTGAATCTGGACGGTGTAACCGTTCTTTTTAAGAGTGGTTAGCATTGCATAGATGCTCTGTTTCTTACACTCAAGGTTACCAGCAAGCACCGGCACCGCTTGATAGCCGCGCTTGAGTTCCGCAACCAGCCGATGATGCCGCGCTGCCATCCGGTGCCAGTTGTTCGCAGGCTTTGCAGGCTTGGCTGCCGTGGCTTCTGGCAAGCTTTCAACAAGTGGCCTGCCGTGGTCTTTCCAAGCCTCGTAAAGACTGGCGCGAAGCTTGGCCTTGGCCTTATCTTCAGCAAGGTTCATCATCTGTTCGCAAAGTTCCAACATTGCTTTATCATTATCAAACTGTGTCATTTTGTGGTTCTTTCTGCCCCTCAGGGCGTTGGTTGGTTTAAAGATAGACCGCTGTTATTATCACGATTATCAACAGCACGGTCAGACTGCGATAGATTACATATAAGGCTTCCATGGTTTATTATCCTAACAAAACCCAAAGCATCAAAACAAACTCTAGTGGGGTCATGCCGCCACCGACAACCAAGCGTCACTATTCAAGACGCTGGCAACCTGTTCATTTCGCTTGCGCTGCACATCATAAACCTTGGCCGTCTTCTTGCCGGTCTGGTATTCCTTGCCGGTCTCAAGATTGGTAACGGTCTCATTCGTATGAGTTGCCCAGTGGGTCAAAGCGTTATAGGCCGCCCACATTGTCCCGCCCAATTCTGGCTTTTCTTTATCAAACATGTAAAGCAAAGCATTCATCAGGCGTTCGTTGACACCCTCAAGAACACCGGCCTTTACTGCCCGCCCAGTCTTGGCGCAAATGGTTTCTTTCAAGATGTTCGCAAACTGCTCATCAGACAGCCGCGAACCCTGCCAAGCCCGCATCTGGTCGCGCTGGTTAGCCCACATATCAAGAGAGCCGCCCGCCTTGGTTATCATGGCTTCAACACTCAGATTCTTGGTATGCTTTGCTTTCTGGTGATATGACTTCTCACCCCCGAAAACCAAGGTATTGCGGCAAAGGTCACGATATGCACCGCTGAATATTTGAAAACACCAAGATTTATCAACACTGTTAAAAATATCCATGCGGCATCTAACAAGGTCGCTGCTATCACCAACAGTCGTTTGCAGGTCATTAAAGTGAATGGTTCGATGCGCCCGAAGCCCGCCCTCATATAGCCGGTCAACAACCGACACATCACCAAGCGGCAAATCTGATTCGCTCAATAAATCGGCCTGTTTTGCAAATAGCCGGTCATGGGGTTCGAGCCGGTACGATTTCCCGATGGGGGCAACGTCTAAAACGTCACCAGTCGCTGCATTTTGCAAAGCCGAATAGTTCGGCATGGCGATAGGTTCCTCAATCAAAGTGGAACCCTCAACAGTTTGGCGCAAAGCTTCAATCGGGATTTTACGAACCGCCCCAAGCTTGTTGAACAAATCGACGTTCGCAGGGTCGTTATGTTCAAACGTATAGGTGCCGCTGCCGCGATTAACAAAGCTTGTTTGTGGTTCTGTGGTTACTAAATCAAACATGGTTGGTTATTCCTTCTATTGGTTGTTGGCATGGTACTTGCTACCAGCCTTGATTTGTTTATGCCACCCGCCGCCGAATCGGTCAACAATAAAAATAGATAAAAAAGATGGATGCCGCCCCGCGACTCGCGACACCCTTTGCTAATACCGCACCCAATCCCCCCGAACCACCAAGGATATTGCAAGTAACATACTAGCCCCAAAAAAAGTTTAGCGTGGTTGATTTGTCATCTGGTCAATGTGTAACAAACAAGATTTGTTTATCCGGTGCAGACCAACAAAGGGTGCAAGTCGCGCACGATTCCGCCTTGCCGGTTTGTTCAGGACAAACAATTGATTTGTTCTTTTCCGGTTTGTACAGGTCGGCACTGTTCGCGCTGAATTGCCAAGCTGGTGCGTTACTATACCGTACGGAAAAACGCTCACCGAACACGCCGCGAACGGCACGAAGGGCAAGCCCGATATCACTGTCAGGCGCATAGCCGGTAAAGCCCCAGACCGCCAAGTTATCAAATTTAGTTAATAGATGCTGCCACACTGCGACATAATCCACAGAATAAAAATCACCCAAGACATGAAGCCGGACAATAACGCCCTTATAAGTCCCGCACAGTTCTTCTATTTCATCTTTGATGCGCTGTTCTAATTCGCTGCCATGCTGCAACCGGTGCGCGAACATCATGTTGTTACCATAGCAATTATCCCAGTGATAACACGAACGCGGACAGGTGGCTCGTTCTTCAAGGGTCAAGGTATAAATTACATAGCCCTTGAACTTACCCTTTTTAATTACAGGCAATCTATCTTTTGAAAGCTTCGCATTTTTGGATTGCTTCAAGACCTGATTAGGGGTGCCATCTTTCCTATTATAATCAGCTAACATTTTAACAGATTTCGGATACATGGTCACGGCTGGCTTGTTTATGTCTGCTTTTTTCATTGGTTCGGGTTCCTTCGTTTGGTTGGTTGATTACCTACCATTAAGGGTAATAACCAGAATGGTCAAGCCCTTTTATTTTTTCACCCAATCTTTTTAGGTAACATTCTGGACAAGAAAAGAACCGGTCAAGCTCAACCACCATCGCCGGTTCCCCGCAATCATCGCAACGATAGGCAGGGTTTAGCGTGGTTGGTTTGTCACGTTTTAGCGTGGGCGATTTGTCAGAAGTTTGGCGTGTAGTGTTTGTCATCGTTCAAGTCTCGCTTTAGTGTGGCTAGTTTGTCACGTTCTGCGTTTGTCACCGGTTCGCGGCTCCACTCTTTGTCACGGATTTGTCTTCTTAGCGTGAAGTATTTGTCAGCCGTGTTTGTCAGGCGTGGGTCGCTTGCCGCGTTGGGATATCGTGGCGTGATTGCGCTTGTCATATGTATTTACTCCAGTAGTTGTCCCAAGCTTCACGCAACATATCAGCATATTCTCTGTCGTCGCGCAAGCCCAAGAAATCGCGGTGCGGTTCCATCTCTTGCATGAACTCACCAAAGAACTCGCAGTTGCCTATCTTACTATTGGCAAGATACCAAAAGTCTTCTTCTAGTTGCATCGCCCAAGCTTTGACCTTACCCATCGCAATTCTCCATGTACCACGTTTTGAACTTGTGAAACGCCAGCAGCTTGTAGGCTTCTAGGTCTATGTTTTCCCAGTTATCTAGGTCGATGCCACCACCGTAGTTGTGACAAGATTCTATCTCACTGTCTAGCATCACCATGATGGCGTTGGCTTCTGTGCGTGTTAGTTGTAGCCATACTTTGTCGGTTTTAGTCATCATAGTCGTCTCCTTCATCCCGCAATTCTAATTCATCTATATCTACGCCATCGCAAAGATATGAATAATCATAATTCGGTATGCTAAAGATGGCAATAGTTCCATCCTCATTGCGAACAGGCTCGCCACAATCATCCACTAAATAGACTGGCATATCCCATACGCCGATTGAATATGATTGGTTCGGGTCGAGTAGTTTGTTTGTTTGGCTCATCGGTCATCTCCATCGTAACCATGAAATTTAATGTAATCACGCATCTTATCTTTTGCGTCCTTAACGTGACCATATATGTCATCTAACGTGCTGTCAACTATGTCTGCATTCTCTAAGATTTTAGCTGATTCATTTAAGAACGCCAAGATATCCAAGCTGGTAAATTCAGATAGAACGTGCAAGTCACCTTCACCGTCACAAACATCACACTTACCATAGGTGCTTGATATCCAGCCGCCGTTCGCAAAGTCTGTGACCGGTTTGTCGTATTCGGCAATGCCGCCACCGTTGCAGGCGAGACAGGTTCTAGTTACTGTTGCCATCATCTTTACTCCAATCACTGAGGCTTCCATGCTCTATAGCCCAAAGAACTTCGGCATCGTAGCCATCGACTAGGGCTATTGCCTCTTTGATAGCTTTAAATTCTGCATCATCGAAACCATCCGCATTGACAATAACCTCACGTTCGGTTGTCATGCGAACTCTAACTTTGTAGTCCCCGCGATTACTCATCGGTTATCTCCTGCACCCTCAACACTCTGGTATTTTCACCACCGACTAAGCCCACCATATCTATCTGGGCTTTTATCTGTGCCTCGTATTCTGTGTTAGCGTGGACAATAACCTCGCGAGTTGTTGTCGCTTCCACCTTAACTTCCCAAGTTCGTTCGCTCATTTTCCTGTCCAATCTTTTATCTCGAATTTATAGTGCTGCGCCTTTCTCCGGCTACAGACGATTACCCCACCAATCCAAACCTCGTTGTCAGCGAGCCGAACACGGCGTAATCTCGTACCGTGTATCCTGTCCACTGCATCTATTGCAAATGAACGTGATGGATACGGACTGCTAACAACAGGTCTGGTGAAGGGATGTTGGATAACGTACCAAGATGGTTTAGCCATCGTTACCCATCTCCAATCCCATCAGGTTCATAACGTCAATTGTTAGCTGGTCAATCAACTCATAGACATCGTTAACATCCCAATATTCAAACGGTTGCCAATGATTGTCACTGAGAAAGTTATCTAACTTCTCTTCTTCCCATGTGTCCCAGTCACTGGGTAAGGGTGTAGCTAGAAAGTTTGCAGACATGCGAGCAAATATCTCTGTGTGTTTAGCTGCGTATTCTGCGTGGCTTAGTTTGGTAGTCATCGCTTTTTCCTACTCTTCAATCAAAACATTGCGTAATCTGTAATAAGCATCATCCATCTTTACAATGTCGCCAAACTGAGGATGACACAGTTCCCTATAACTGGACTGCATTTCTTCCCACGCAGTTTGCAAATCACGCAATGCTTCTTTTTGT